ATAAAAATATTTTTATTATATTTGATTTATAGTTTTTACTTATAAATTAATTGACACATTCATTAAGGCCAGCTTTCATAGCTGGCTTTTTTGTTCCTCTTAAACATAGTAGGGGTGAAGATACTCTTAAACATAGTAGGGGTCTGGCATTAAGCCAGATCCTTTTTTGTTACTCTTAAACATAGTACCCCCTTAAACATAGTAGGGGTAATTTTTTGTGCTTTTTTCCACTATTTAGACTCATTATAAATTAGGGCTTAGGCTTGCATATCTAAAATAATATGCTTATCGCGTGCGCGCCTGTTCTTTATTAAAACAAAGCTACTTTTAACACTTAAAAAAAAACTACATTATTTTTAAAATTTTGTAGGATTATTAAAAAAGTTTTTTATATTTGTAGTGTATTAATCAAATAACAGTAACAAAATGAAAAATTTAATTCAGTCTTTAGTAACTCCAGCAGTTTTAATTTTTTGCTCTATTGCTCAAATAAATTTATTTGAAGTAACCCAGCAACAAAGCGAAATTATTTTAATTATTTGCGGGGTTTTTAGTATTTATTTATTCGCAGATGTTTATGCAAGTTTAACCACAAAAAACCAATAAAATGAGCAAAGCAATAAGCCTAATAAAAGCGCTCCCTATAAAGGAGCGCGCAAAGATAGCGGCCAGTCCAAAGGATTTTATAATATTTAAAGAGGATGGAAGCTATTTTTTCACAAACGATTTATTAAGATACCGCGCTGAATATATGAAGCGCAAAGGTTCTTTTGTAGCAATATCAGTAATTAAAAACGAATTATAATGAGCAATAAAACAATAACAAAGGAAGCTAAAAAAGCCGTACAAAAATTATTAAGTGACGGCAAAACAAATGCTAAGACCACAAAAAACAGTCTTAAAACTTTTATACTGTATTTAACACCTGGCACAGTAGGCGCAAAAAATATGTGTCCTATGGCTTCGGCTGGCTGTTTGCAAGCGTGCTTATATACTGCTGGCTTTGCTGGTGTTTATAAAAGCGTTAACGCTGCCAGGCTTAAAAAAACTGAGTTTTTTATATCTAATAAAAAAGCCTTTATACTACAGTTAAGTAATGAAATAATGAAACAATATATAAAAGCTAAAAAAGGCGGCTATAAAATAGCGTTCAGGCTTAACGGCACAAGCGATTTAGATTTTATTTTTATGTTGCAAAAATATGCAAACTTAAATATTAATAGCCTAAGCGATCACGCGACTTTCTACGACTATACTAAGATCTTAACTAAAGCGATACGCTACAAAGATCACCAAAATTATACGGTAACATTTAGCCGCTCCGAAAGTAACCAAGCCGAAACGGATCAAGCCATAAAATTAGGTATTAATGTTGCGGCCGTGTTTAGTGACGATTTGCCGCAAAGGTATAAAGGTGCCAAAGTAGTGGACGGTGACAAAAGCGACCTGGTAATGCTATATAACAAAGGTGTTATATTAGGCCTTAAGGCCAAAGGTAAAGCCAAAAAAGATACCTCAGGCTTTGTAATAAATACAGAACTCCCTTTCTAATTAACCAATAAAAAACACAGTTATGCAATTATATAAATTTACTTTAGTCTACAGAGACGGCAATAAAGCTACCTATTTTAGAGGTTGCAAATATCCTAAAATGATAGCTATATATAAAAAAGCCTGGCAGCTGTTAAACAGCGGTGAAATAATCCGTTTTAGTTATGGCCCCTTTTTTAATAACCTATAAAAAATAATACTATGCAAATAATACAAACAGAAAACGCAAAAGATATACTAAGAGACGCTGGTTATTATGTGGACAATTTATGGCACATAAATGATATTATAAACGGCTTTAAATGTACAGATGACGTTCAAGCATATAAAATACTTGATAAAGTTATGACAAGCGAACAAACAGCCGTTCACATATTTGAACAAATAGGATTAATAATTGAAGCAAAATAATATGTATACATTTGACAATATAATAAAGCAAATAAACCAGCTGGAGGAATACCAAAAGAAACAGCTGGCAATAATACTAATAAGCGAAACCCTCAACCCTAAAGCAATAGATAATACTATAAAGATAGTTCAAGACAGAAATAAAAAAGGGATGCTTTAAACCCTATTAAAATACCTTAATACAGCCCCTTAACGGGGCTTTTTTTGTGCCTTATATTTAATTATCTTTTTTGGTAAAGTGTTGATAAATAAAGATGTTAATATTAGGAATTGTAGCCATCTCTTTTAAACCCCTTTTTAGCCCGTTTAAAGCCATATATCTTTTGCCTAATGGTTGACAGCCTGGCTCAGAGTAAATGCGTGAAATGAACGTAAAATGGATGGTTGGCTCCCTTATTACCCCTCTTTAATGAATTCAAACCCTTTTGGTAGGGGTGGCTCAAACCCTATGAATCAGAATCAATTAGACAGGTTAGAAAATTATATGGAAATTGGGTTTGTATTTGCGGACAGTAGCAAGCCCTTAAAGGCTTGCCTTTACTAATATACAGAAGGAATGGAGAGATGCACCCCCTATAACCTTAAATAAATAGATAAATGCTGGTTAAGTTGAATATTACTGGGGTGCTACAAAGGTTATGAAAGAGTCAGTAATGCAATTCTTAAGCAGACTTAGTGTACACGATCCAATAGGTGGTGTGCCTAAAGTGTAGAAGCTTGTACAGATCTTCAACTGTTATACTAAGATAACTATAAAGTACCATTTTTGTTTTATGGTTTAGCTATTATTTGTTATATTATTTTCTTATGGTTTATGTGTTTACTATAAGGTTTATCTATAGTTCTTTATTTCATATTCAACTTCTCCCCAAAACTGCAAATCACTTAAATCTTTACTTGGTAATTTATTTAATTCTGTCACAACTTCTCTTACGCAAATTAAAGCTGAATTTATTGCAATATCTCTATCAACCTCTATGTTATGATTTAGATAATGATTATTTGGCTTAAACATTTCCTTTACTAATTCCTCTGCTTTTTCTTTTGGTTTCATAATATCTTTACTCATTGTTTTTATACTGCAATATACAAAAATTACAGACAAAAACAAAATAGCTATAAATCAGTTATCATACTATATAGAAAATATATGGCAGTAGTAGAATTAGAAGTAAGCATACCACAAGACTTAAGTGCAATTAAGTTGCATCAGTATCAGAAGTATTTATCTGTTGCTAAAGGAGTAGATGAAGGAGACAAGAACAATGAGTTCTTGAATCTTAAAGCACTTGAGATATTCTGTGGTTTGTCACTAAAAGATAGTTACAACTTACCTGTCTCTATGTTTGAGTCAGTTCTTAAACAAGTAAGTGCTTGCTTTGAGGAAAAGACTGACTTGGTTCAGAGATTTAAGATGACTGGTGGAGATGGTATGACGGCAGAGTTTGGTTTTATACCGAACTTAGACAAGATGACCTTTGGTGAGTATATTGACTTAGAGTCTTATATTACTGATTGGGATAATATGCACAAGGCTATGGCTGTTATGTACAGACCAATAGTTGCTGGTAAGAAACATCTATATGAGATAGAGCCATATGAAGGAACAGAAAGGTGGGCTGATGTAATGAAGGATGCTCCTGTGAATGTTGCTTTAGGAGCCATTGTTTTTTTTTATCGTTTAGGGAGCAAATTGTCAAGATATACGATGAACTCTTTACTGGAGGAGGAGCAGAAGAAGGGGAATACAGCCTTGAAAGAGGCTTTGGAAGAAAATGGGGTTGGTATCAGTCAATATATGGACTTGCTGGAGGCGATGTCCACAAACTTGAGTCAGTCACCAAGATTCCATTACACACCTGCTTAATGTGGTTAAGCTTTGAGAAAGAGAAGAACGACATAGAAGCTAAGATGATAAAACAATCATATAATAAAAATACATAATGACACAAGTATACGACATAGTAAATAAGTTAAAGGATCGTCTTAGGACGAATCCTAATGTGTTTACTGTTACTTATGGGGACATTAGTGAAGTAGACCTCAACAAGACAACAATATTTCCTTTAAGTCACTTAAATATCACAGATGTGACTTTTGATGGCCCAGTAATGAATTTTACACTTCAATTACTTGCTTTAGATATAGTAGATTATAATAAGGATGCTCCTACTAAGGATGTGATTAATGGTAATGATAATCTGCAAGATGTTTATAATAGTCAATTGCAAGTTGTTAATGATGTAATTGAGCAGCTTAGAAGAGGCGATATGTTCTCTGAGAGGCTTCAGTTGCTTGAGGCACCTTCAGCCACTCCATTTAAAGACAGATTTGAGAATGAGTTAGCAGGATGGGGAGTGAATATTGTTATTAGTATGCCTAATGAAATAAGTATCTGCTAATGGATTTAAGTAACCTACAATCTGAATTAGTTAAATATGGGACTTTACTTGTAGAAAAGTACAAGGCTCAGTTAAAGATTGATGGTACTTAAGCTACTGGTGATACTGAAAAGAGTTTAAACTATATAGTAGGTAATGGTCAGTTAGAAGTAATAGCAGATAGGTCTATAAAATTCATAGACGAAGGTAGAGGTGCAGGTGGAAATCCTCCTATTTCAAAAATATTAGAGTGGATGAGGGCTAAGAGAATAAAACCATCTGCTAATAATAAAAAAGTAAGTGAATGGTTTATAGCCAAAAGAATATCTGAAACCATTGGAGAAAAAGGAACTATAAAAAGGTTTGGATACAAAGGCTCTGGTATAATAGATTTTGTATATCAAAATCAAAAGGATGAAATGCTCAACAACATATTTGCTGCTTATGGCAGAGATGTTCAAGAGGAATTAAATAAAATAGCAAACACATAACAATGGCAAACATATTACTTAGAAGTCCTTATTACATACAAGTTGCAAACATTGGAGCTGCAACAGCTCAGTTGCAATTAAGTATCAATGGAGATTTAAGATATACAATCAATAAAGATGTTGGAGCGAATGGTTCTGCATTATTTGAAATATCAGAACTATCAAGAGATTATATAGATATAGAATTTTATGGTTCTTACTTGCCTCAAACAGTAAGTGTATCTGGCAATGTTAAGCACTATGATGGAGATGGCGCACAAGTTGGAACAACTTACACATTTTCTCATAGAGGATTTGATGGCTATAGTTACTTTCAAGAAGGTTCTAATACCACTATACCTTCTAACGCTTTACTTCAGTCAAATGAAATAGTATATGTACCAGAAAATACATCTGGAGTAATACCATCAGAGTTTAGTGGAGATATTAGATACAATACTTTCACACCTACACAGACAAGCATTACAGTAGGAACTACTACTGTGGCTATAAACAGAGTATGTGAGCCTAAGTACACTCCTATAAAGCTTACCTTCATAAATAAGTTTGGAGCATTGCAAGATATGTGGTTCTTTAAGAAGGACACTAAGGACATAAAAATATCTAAAGAAAGATTCAATAGGTCTAATATTAACTCTTTTGGTTCTTATTCTACGCATAAGCACCAAAAAAGAACATTATCAGCTATAGGTAATGAGAGTATGACTGTAAACACAGGATATATAGATGAATCATTAAATGATGCCGTAAAAGAATTATTGCTTTCGGATCAAGCTTGGACTACTATAGAAGGACAAGTATTGCCTATAGATATAAATACAGAGAGCTTAACTTATAAAAATAGTGTTAATGACAAATTAATAAACTACACATTGACTTTTGATTTCGCCTTTGACACTATAAACAACATTAGATAAATGCAGACTGTTCAGCTCTATATAAATAATCAAAGAGTAGACTTGTTTGA